GTTTTATATCAAATGGTAAAGAACTTTCAGGTTGTGCTAAACAAATATCAGATTTTGTATTTTCTAAAGAAGCCATAGAGAAAAACCTTAAAAAGAAAAAAGCTAAAGGTATAGGTGGTGGAGACTTAGAAGAGTTCATGGCTCTTGAGCAGATAAGAGAAAAAGAAGAAGAACTCAAGAAGATGATGATATATCTAGGTAGACCCGGATTGTGGCAGGATTGGCAACAGTTTCAAGCTGAAGCAAGAAAGTCTAGACGTTATCAAGAAAAGATGGCAGAGAAGCGTAGAGAAGAGATAATGGAATACGTAGGCTATAGTATAGGGTTTATTATCATTGTATTCTTCGCAGGATTAGCAGCTTGGTTTGTAGCTAAGTGGACAGGTAGATTATAACCCCATGTATAGGCATCTGCACGTTGCAAGAGAATGTCTGCATAGGATGCAATAGAACAATAGAAGAAATTAAGGAAGCATATGAAAAAGCCACAGAAGTCATTAGCAAATTGGACAAAACAAAAGTGGAGAACTAAAAGTGGTAAACCTAGTACACAAGGGTCAAAAGCTACCGGTGAACGTTATTTACCTACGGCGGCAATTAAGGCTCTTTCTCCCAAAGAATACGCCGCCACTTCGGCTGCTAAACGCAAAGCAAGTAGAGCAGGTAGACAAGTGGCTAAACAACCCAAAAAGATTGCTAGAAAAACGGCGAGATTTAGATGAGAAAAGACAAATTGTACTTAAGCTTGGCGAAGCCGCTGCTGAAGCTAGGAAACTATCTATTCAACAAGCACGTGAAAGCTCTAAGAGAAAAACAAGAAAAAGAAGGAACTAGGAGACTATAATGGATAATATGATATTAGATGCATGGAATGAACTTAGTTATGTTGAAGGTGTGTTATTCACAGTATGGTTATTTATCTTGTACTATGGTAAGTGTTGGATAGATTCAAAGTTTAATAAGGGGAAATAATGTTTACAGCACTTATAGGACCTATAGCAAATCTAGCTAGTTCTTGGATGAGTAGTAAGGTTGAGAAGGTCAAAGCAGATGGTCAGGCTAAAGTTGCACAAGCTAAAGCTAAAGCAGCTGTAGCTGAAAAGGTAGCGACAGGCGAAGTAGAATGGGAAAAAACAATGGCAGATGCAACCGATGGAAGTTGGAAAGACGAATTTGCCTTGATTGTTTTGCTATTACCTGCTATACTAGTATTTATACCTAGCATGACAGAATACGTAAGAGTAGGCTTTGAAGTATTAAATACACTACCTGAGTGGTATCAGTATCTTTTATTTATAGCAATTAGTGCATCCTTTGGTATTAAAGGTGCAGGTCAGGCTATGAAAATTATGGGGAAGAAATGAACTTAATAAAACTACAAGATGAATTAGCAGAAGATGAAGGCATAAAGTTTGAAATATATAGATGTTCACTTGGGCATTTAACAGGGGGTATAGGACACCTTATTACTGAATGGGATGAAGAGTTCTATGATAAACCTGTAGGAACTAAAATACCACATGACCAAGTAAATGATTGGTTTGAGAGAGACATTAAAACAACTATAAACGATTGTAACTTACTGTTCTCTCAATTTGATAATCTACCTGAAGATATACAACATGTATTAGCTAATATGTGTTTTCAATTAGGTAGACCTAGACTATCTAAGTTTAAGAACATGATTGCTGCCGTAGAAGACTTAGACTGGGAAAGAATGGCAGATGAGATGGAAGATAGTAATTGGTATAAACAAACACCTAACAGAGCCGATAGATTAATTACTCGTGTTGATAGGCAGTTTGCTAGAGAAAGTATTGCATAATGAGTAGAGAACTAACTGAAAGACAACAGAAGTTTTTATCTGTTTTATTTGATGAAGCAGGTGGGGATGTAGTAACTGCTAAAAAACTAGCAGGGTATTCAGACAACTCTAATACATCTGAAGTAGTAAAGTCTATGAAAGATGAAATCATGGAAGCGACTCAATTATATATGAGTAGAAATGCACCTAAAGCTGCAATGGCTATGGTGGGTGGTTTGTATGACCCTACTGAGTTAGGTATTAGAGATAAGATGTCTGCGGCTAAAGAACTGCTAGATAGAACAGGCTTAGTGAAAACTGAGAAGATGCAAGTAGAAGCAACAGGAGGTGTTGTATTAATGCCACCTAAACAAGTAACACAGGAAGACGATGACAGCTAGGTCTATAGGTAGTTGGAAGCTACCACAACCAACAGACTTAAAGGAAGAAACCGAGTGGATACAAATACCACGTATAGCAAGAACTGTTCCTTTTGGTTATAAATTAAATGAAGATGATTCATACTTATTAGACCCTATAGCAAATGAGCTAGATAAATTAGAGATGGCTCGTAAATATGTAAATCAATATTCTTATCGTGAAGTAGCTAATTGGTTAAGTAAACAAACAGATAGATACATTTCACACGTAGGTTTAAGAAAAAGATTGGATAATGAGCAACACCGTAAAAACAAAGCTAGAAGCTTACGCAAGTGGGCAGAGTATGCAGAAAAGGCAATCACCAAAGCGAAAGAAATCGAAGAAGCAAGAACAGGTGCAAGCCAACAAAAAGAAGCAACAGGTAGTAAAGCCTAGCATACAAGTTACAGAAAAGATTGAGTCGTTAGAAGAATCGCATAATGTAATCTTTAAACCTAATGAAGGTCCTCAAACAGACTTTCTTGCAGCAGGTGAACGAGAAGTATTATATGGTGGTAGTGCAGGTGGTGGTAAATCATATGCTATGTTAGCAGACCCACTACGTTATATGGGTCATCCATCATTTAGTGGATTGTTATTACGACACACGACAGAAGAATTAAGAGAACTTATATTTAAATCTCAAGAGATATATCCTAAAGTATATCCGGGAATTAAATGGTCAGAAAGAAAGATGCAATGGGTTGCACCATCTGGTGCAAGGTTATGGATGTCATACCTAGATAGAGATGATGATGTACTTCGTTATCAAGGTTTGGCATTTAGTTGGATAGGGTTTGACGAATTAACACAATGGTCTACTCCGTATGCTTGGAATTACATGAGGTCACGACTTCGTTCTACTGCACCTGATTTGCCTATCTATATGAGGGCAACTACTAACCCGGGTGGAAGAGGTCATCACTGGGTAAAGAAAATGTTTATTGACCCATCACCTTATGGAAGACCCTACGATGCAACCGACATTGAAACAGGAGAAGCACTTAAATATCCGGCAGGACATGCAAAGGCTGGAAAATCATTATTTAAAAGGAGATTTATCCCTGCACGATTATCAGACAATCCTTATCTTGCAGAGCAAGGGGATTACGAAGCCATGCTCTTATCATTACCTGAACAGCAACGAAGGCAATTATTGGATGGCGATTGGGATATTAAGGAAGGTGCTGCTTTTACTGAGTTTGATAGGAGCATCCATACTGTTGAGCCTTTTCGCATACCTAGTAATTGGGTTAAGTTTAGAGCTTGCGATTATGGTTACGGTAGTAAGTCTGGTGTTGTTTGGTTTGCTGTATCGCCATCTGAACAACTTATTGTATATAGAGAACTCTATGTTAGCAAAGTCCTTGCCACAGATTTGGCAGATATGATATTAGAAGCAGAGTCAGGTGATGGAAATATTAAGTACGGTGTGTTGGATAGTAGCCTTTGGCATAAACGTGGGGATACTGGTCCATCTCTTGCAGAACAGATGATTATGAGAGGGTGTCGTTGGAGACCTTCAGATAGAAGTAAAGGTAGTCGTGTATCAGGAAAGAATGAAATCCATAGAAGATTACAGGTAGATGAGTTTACAGAAGAACCTAGATTAGTATTTTTTAATACATGTACTAATATAACATCGCAGTTACCTGCTTTACCTATTGATAAAAAGAATCCTGAAGATATTGACACACATTCAGAAGACCACTTGTATGATGCCTTACGATATGGTATAATGTCACGACCAAGATTTAGTATATTTGATTATGACCCTATGGGTGGTCCTAAGAGAAGTATGCCAATAGCAGACTCTACATTTGGATATTAAAGGAAAACAATATGGCTGAAGAAGAAATTATAATGGAAGACAAGGCAATAGCATTAGAAGATACTGAAGAAAGTATAGTTGATGATATTCAAGTAAGTAGTATGGTTGACTTTGTATCTGAAAAATATCAAAGGTCGGAAGATTATAGAAATAATGATGAAGAG